GTTCGCAAAGTGCACGGCTTAAAAGAACCACGAAAGGAAAGACCATGGTTCAAATTAACTTTGACGCAAACCAAGTCGCACCGAACACGGGTTACGAACCGTTGCCCGAAGGTTGGTATAACGTCGCAATCGACGCTTCCGAAGTGAAGCCGACCCGCGACGGCGAAGGTGCCTACCTGCAACTTACGGCGAAGGTCATTGACGGCCCCCACACCGGCAAGCCCGTGTTTATCCGCCTGAATATCCAGAACAAGAACCAACAGGCGGTTGACATTGCCTACGGCGAACTTTCCGCTATCTGCCACGTTACCGGCGTATATCAGATTGGCGATAGTTCGCAGCTTCACGGTATCCCGTTCCAAGTTCGTGTTATCGTGTCGAAGGGCAAAAACGGTAGCGACGGCAACGAAGTCAAAGGCTACAAAGACGCGCGCGGCAACGAACCCGGCAAAGCGGGCGCAGGTGGTGGCGGTCAACCCGGCAACTTCGGCGGCGCACCTTCCGGCCAAGGTCAGGCGCAGGGCGGCGGTTTCGGCGGGCAACCGCACGACCAAGGCAACCCGAACGCAGGCCAGCAACAGCCGCAGAACGGCGGCAACCCGGCATGGGGGCAGGGCCAGCCGCAGGGCGACCCGAACGCCGGGCAACAGCCGCCGCAGGGGCAGGGCGGCAACGGTGCCCCAGCTTGGGGCGGGGGCCAGCCCGCACAGGGGGCACAACAGCCGCAGGGCCAGCCGCATGGGCAGGGCAACGCCGGTTGGACGCAAGGCGGGGGCCAGCCGCAGGGCCAAGGCCAGCCGCAACAGAACCCCGCACAGGGCGGCGGCAATCCCGGTTGGGGTCAACAGCCGCAGGGCAACCAAGGCCAGCCGCAGGGCGGCAACCCGGCGCGGGGCGGGGGCCAGCCTGCACAGGGCCAGCAACAGCCGCCGCAAGGGCAGGGAAACGCCGGTTGGACGCAACAGCCCGCACAGGGCGGCGGGCAGGGCGGCGCACCGTGGGGCGGTCAACAGTAACCGCACCGGAAGGGCACAACCTACGGGGGCTTCGGCCCCCGTATCTTCCGGGGGTTACTACATGGCGGATATAACCGACGCGTTACCGCCGCCCCTTAAATGCGACAAATGCAACAGTAGACGGGTAAAGCTATATAGAAACACACGCCGCCATAGGGCCAAGTACGTTTGCCTAGAATGTAACGCTAGCGTCTATTGCCACAAACACACGACCGTACCTTTAGGGTATATGGCAACCGGCAAAACGCGGTATATGCGGGCAACAGCACACGAAGCGTTTGACCCGCTTTGGCAACACGGCCTAATGACACGCGACGAAGCTTACGAATGGCTTGCGCGTCAACTAGGGCTAACCCGCGACCTTACGCATATCGGGCGGCTATCGAACGCGCAGCTAGACGCAGTTGCGCGCAAAGCGCCACGTTTCTACCGCAAGCTTAAAGCGCGGTTGAACAAACAGAAAGCTATACAAAATGCTACCGATAGAAGACAACGTACCTATTCCCGGCAACGAAAGCGCGGCGGCAAATGGAAGCCCAACGGATAACGACCCGCTTGCGGCCCCCGGCAAACGCGCAGAACTTGCCCGGCAAATCCTTGCCGACATAGACGCGTATTGCGAAGACAAATACAACGACGGGCACCGTAAGCACCTAGGCGCGTCGCTTATCGGCCATGAATGCAGCCGCTACCTTTGGAACGTGTTTCGTTGGCTTAAGGCCGAACGCTTCACAGGGCGACAGCTTCGCCTGTTCCAGCGTGGGCACCTAGAAGAAGCCCGCTTTGAGGAATACCTACGGGGCATTGGGGCCGAAGTCGTCGCGTTCCAACCGCAGGCCGAAGGTTCGCTAGAGAATAAGGGCGAACAACAGTACCGTATTAGCGCCGTGTTCGGGCACTTTGGCGGGTCGCTTGACGGGCAAGTTATGCTACCCGAAAAGTACGGCATACCGTTCGGCTTCCTATCTGAATACAAGACTAAAGGCACGGGGTCGGGTTTCGCCAACCTGAAAAAGAACGGCGTGAAGCTTGAAGCCCCCGTACATTACGCGCAAATGTCAATGTACGGGCGCGCATACGGCTACAAGTACGCTATCTATATGTCGGTCAACAAAAACGACGACGACCTACACGTAGAAGTAGTAGAACTTGATTGGACGCTAGGCGAACAACTAGAGCGCAAGGCTACCGACGTGATTACGTCGCAGGTTCCGCCGCAAAAGATTTCCGAAACCCCGGCGTACACTAAATGCAAGTTCTGCCATTTTTCCGGCATATGCCACAGCGGCGACCCGGTAGAAAAGAACTGCCGTAGCTGTACGCAGGCTAAGCCGGTAGAAAACGGGCAATGGTATTGCGCAAGGTTTGCCGACGTGATACCGTCGGATTTCATCGCGCAGGGTTGCGACCAACATAACCCGATAGCGTAAGGGGTAGCAATGCAGCACGGCGACGACCTACGTTGGTATCAAGACGAAAGCGTAGAAAGCGTTTTTGATTACTTCCGTTCGGGGAAGACAGGCAACCCGGTCGTTGCCTTGCCCACAGGTACGGGCAAGTCGCGCGTAATCGGCGGGCTTATGCGTTCGGCTATCAGTATGTGGCCCGCCCAACGTTTCGTAAACCTAACGCACGTCAAGGAACTAGTAGAGCAAAACGCTAAGACCTTGCTTAAAATGTGGCCCGCAGCCCCCGTAGGCATTAACAGCGCAGGGCTTAAACAGCGCGACAGTATGCAGGCCGTGATTTTTGCCGGGGTCGCTAGTGTGGCGAAGAACCCGCAAGTATTAGGGCACCGCGACCTAGCACTTATTGACGAATGCCACCTAGTAAGCCCTAACGGCGAAACCATGTACCGCGCGCTTATTGACGCGCTACTAGCTATCAACCCTTGGCTTAAGGTCGTAGGGTTTACGGCTACGCCGTACCGGCTTGGTCAAGGCATGATTACCGACGGCGGGCTGTTTACCGACATATGCTACGACATGACCGATATAGACGGGTTCGCCCGCCTATTGGCCGAAGGGCACCTAGCCCCGCTGTTCCCGCGCCCGACCCGCACTGAACTAGACGTGTCTAACGTAGGAATGTCTAACGGCGACTTCCAAAAGGGCGCGCTACAGGCCGCAGTAGATAACCAAGACGTAACCTACCGCGCGCTTATGGAACTATGCGAAGCCGGTTGGAACCGCCGCAGTTGGCTTGTATTCGCGTCGGGGGTTGAACACGCCGAACACGTCGCGCAAATGCTTAACAACTTCGGTATACCGACCGCAGCCGTTCACGCGCAGACAAAGAACCGCGACGAAATTATAGACAAGTTCAAGACCGGGGAACTTCGGTGCTTGGTAAACAACAACGTATTAACAACAGGCTTTGACTACCCGCCTATTGACCTAATCGGTATGCTGCGCCCCACCATGTCGCCGGGGCTGTGGGTACAAATGCTTGGCCGTGGTACGCGCCCTTGGTCGGGCGGCTATATCGAACTGTCTAGCGGCCTACAGGTCTACATACCGGGCGGTAAAACCGGTTGCCTTGTACTTGACTTCGCAGGCAACACGAAGCGGCTAGGGCCGATTAACGACCCGTGCATACCGAAGAAAAAGAAGGGCGTACCCGGCGCCGCCCCCGTACGCATTTGCGACGTATGCGGAACCTATAACCATGCGTCGGCGGCGTTCTGCATTTGCTGCGGTACTGAATTTGAGCGGCGCGAAAAGCTTACCGACAAGGCGTCAACCGAAGAACTTATACGAAGCGACCAACCCGTAGTAGAATACTTTGACGTGTCTAGGGTGATGTACCACAAGCACGAAAAGCAAAGCACAGGCTCTATTAGCCTTCGGTGCGACTACTACAGCGGCATTCAACGCTTTAGCGAATGGGTGCAAATCGAAAAGGGCGGGCTACCCGGCCACAAGGCGCGCGATTGGTGGCGACAGCGGCACAACACAGAACCGCCTAGCACCGTAGACGAAGCTCTACAGTACGTATCACAGTTACGCGTTCCGCGCCGTATTCGCGTATGGACTAACAAGCAATACCCCGAAATACTTAGCTACGAATACTAGAAAGGAAACACCATGGCTAACAATCCCGCCGACCGCGTTGCAGCCGTTCACGGCATGGCCCGCGAACTTACCGAAGCAATGCGCAAAGAACTTGACCGCGCAACCCGAACGTGTCTAAACTGCGAACTATTTACCGAAGCGACCGAAACGTGCGGAAAATGGAACGCACGACCGCCCGCCCGCATTATCGCCGCAGGCTGCGAAGACCACGTTGACGAAATACCATTCTAATGAAGGAAAGCGAGATGCGTAAAATTATATACCTATCCGGCCCAATGAAAGGTTATCCCGAAAGCAATTACCCGTTGTTCTTTCGCGTAGCCAAAGAATTGCGGGGGAAAGGGCATTTTGTCTACAACCCCGCAGAATTCCCGCACAATGAAACCGTGTTTCCCGTACGGCGCGCGTTTGCTGAATATAGCGCATTTATTTGCAACACAGCAAACACGATTGTAATGCTTCCCGGATGGGAAAACAGCAAGGGTGCGACAACAGAAAAAGGTTTAGCCGAAAATTGCAACTTAAATGTGGAGTTTTACTAATGGCACAGTACCAAGACACACAAACCGGACGCTTTTACCTTGGCGATACGTTTGAAGCAATGAAAGAGATACCCGACGGCGTAGTTGACATGCTGTTAGTTGACTTGCCTTACGGCACAACGGCCTGCAAATGGGACGCGGTTATTCCGCTTGAACCATTATGGGAAGAGTACAACCGAGTCTGTAGAAAAGATGCGGTTATGTTATTTACTAGCGCGCAACCGTTCACAACGTCGCTTATTAGTTCAAATATAGAAAATTATCGTTACGCTTGGTATTGGAAAAAGCGGCCCGTGAACTTTCTTAACGCTAAAAAGCAGCCTTTACGAAACATTGAGGATATAAGTGTTTTTTGTCGAACAACCCCTCCTTACTATCCGCAAGGTTTAGTTGAAAGACTGCGTAAAAACAAGCGAAGCAATTCTACGGAAACTAACGGTAAGCATGGTAATTCTAATACGTCAACACACACCAATTATCCTACACAAGTAATTGAAATAACTACAGGTGAGAGAGGTCTGCACCCGACACAGAAACCCGTTTCACTTTTTGAATACCTAATACGCACCTACACAAACGAAGGGGAGTTAGTGCTTGATAATACAGCCGGAAGCGGAACAACCGCCATTGCAGCGATTAACGCAAAGCGGCGCTGGTGTTGCATTGAGCGCGACGAAGAATACGCTAACGCGGCGATTGACCGAATTAAAAAGCATGAGGCGGAAAATGGCACGACCACGTAAAGCTATCAAGGAAAAAGAACCGAAGCTAGGGCTAGCCGTCGCACTTGACTTTATCAAGCTAGCGCAGGCCGACAAAAGCAACGACCTAGCGGCTAAGACACATTGCCGGCTGCAAGGCGGGTACGCGGTAGCGTTCGACGGCGTGCTAGCTATGGGGCACCCTATCGAAGAAGAATTAGCCGTGTGCCCACACACCTACAGGCTTATTGACGCGTTGTCGCGGTGCAAAAAGGCTATGTCGGTTACGCAGCTTGACGGCGAAAAACTTGTAATCAAGTCGGGCAACTTCCGGGTTGTTATCCCGTGCCTTAACCCCGCAGCTATTCCGTACGCCGTACCCGACCCGCGCGCAGGCGACCTTACCGACGAACTGATTAACGGCTTTGCGGCGCTTAACCCGGTCGTTACGGGCAACGGCCAAACGGTCGTAGAAAGTAGCCTATTAATCAATAACGGTAGTATGGTGGCAACCGACCGTATGATTATGCTAGAGTATTGGCACGGCATTAACTTGCCCGACGGGCTGGCTATACCAAAAATAGCGGTAGCCGCCGTGCTTAAGATTAAGCACAAACTAGTAGGCGTTGGGGTATCCGACCGAACCGTTACCTTTCATTACGAAAACGGCGCTTGGCTGCGTACACAGCTATACGCCGAACCGTGGCCCGACGTTTACAGCGTGCTTAATCGCGGCGACCCGCACAGCGCAACCGAACTACCGGAAGCGTTCTTTGACGCTGTAGACGCCGTAGCCCCGTTTAACGAAGGGGGTTCTATTTACACGACGGATAGCGGGCTAGCGTCGCACCACACCGAAGGCGCAGGCGCTACGTACGCAATTGACGGCGTACCCGCTGGCCTAAGCTTTACGGCTAAGTATCTGCAAATGATGAAAGGGCACGCTAAGCGGGTTGACCTAGTAGGGTCTAACGGTATATCGTTCTTTTACGGCGACCGTGTACGCGGCGCAATCGCACAACGTAGGGGCTAGATATGTGGCACGTTAAACTTGTAGGCATGACCGAAAGCACACACGACACGCGCGACCAAGCGGTAGCTGCGCTAGCTATCGCAGAAGCCGAAGGGCGCACGTACGGCAATAGGTACGTGAAGGGGCCGAACGGCGAAACCGTTAACGTATGGGATATTTTATAAGTGTTCTTTGACGACGCCGACCTAGTACCACGTAAGCGCGCCACGTTGCGCGCCCTGCCCCCGGTTCCCGACACGGGTTGGCTACCGCCGCGTGAGTTCCCGAACCTATCCGCAGCTACCGCTATAGCTGTTGACGTAGAAACCAAAGAAACCGACTTTAAGAACGGCCCCGGTTGGGGTCGCCACCGTGGGCACATTGTCGGCGTGTCAATAGCTGCGCAAGCCGCAGACGGGGTGCGGGGTAAATGGTACTTTCCGGTAAGGCACGAAGTAGAACCGGAACACAACCTAGACCCCCGCGCCGTTTTCGGTTGGCTTAAGACAGTGCTAGAAACGCCTGTACCGAAGGTAGGGGCTAACTTGCTCTACGACGTAGGTTGGCTTACCGAAGAAAACGTATTCGTACAGGGGCCGCTACACGACGTACAGTTTGCCGAAGCACTTATAGACGAATACGCTTTCGTCGCGCTTGACGATCTAGGTTATAAGTACCTAGGCCAGCGCAAGACAACCGACCTTATGTACGATTGGTTACGCGCAGCTTACCCCGAAACGCCGAAAAGCGAAGTACGCGGCGACATTTACCGTTGCCCGCCGCGCCTTGTCGGGCATTACGCCGAAGACGACGCCGACTTACCTTTACGTATTATTCCGCACCAATACGAAGAAATGACCCGACAAGAGCTACTAACGGTCTATCGCCTTGAATGCGATATTATACCGTTGCTTATTCGTATGCGCATGGAAGGGGTAACGGTAGACATTCCAGAAGCTACGCGCCTGTACGACCAAATGCAGGGCGAAATAACGCAGCTTTACGGGCGCATTAAATCCGAATACGGCTACAGCATTTCAAGCACCGATAGCCGACAGCTTGGCCCCCTGTTTGAGCGCGTAGGCGTGCCCACACCGAAGACCGACGCGGGCAACCCGTCGGTACAAAAGGAATGGCTAGCCGGGCTTGAACACCCGCTAGGCGAAATTGTGCGCGATATACGCGAACGGGAAAAGCTGTGCGGTACTTTCATACAGTCTTACATAATTGACAAGAACGTTAACGGCAAAATCTTTCCGCAGTTTCACCCACTAAAGGGCGACGACAACGGAGCTAAGGTCGGGCGCTTTGCGTCTTCCGACCCAAACCTACAAAACATTCCGTCGCGCACTAAGCTAGGTAAAGCGGTGCGCCGTTGCTTTATTCCAGACGACGACCATTCGCATTGGTGTAAGCTGGACTACTCGCAAATTCACTACCGTATCTTGGCACATTTCGCGGTAGGGCCGGGGGCCGACGATTTGCGCGCGTCGTATATCAATAACAAGTCAATGGACTATCACCAAAACGTACTAGAAAACGTTGCCCCTCTTATGGGTTGGGATACGTCCGACGCAGAACATAACGCGTTTGTGCGCCGCCCGATTAAAAACGTTAACTTCGGCTTGCTCTACGGGCAGTCGCTTAAATCGCTAATGTACAAGACGGCTGCGTATTTTGGCGACGGGTTTACCGAAGAACAAGCTAAGGGCTTCTTTGACGCGTACTTTGAAGGTGCCCCATACGTCAAACCGACCATGAAGGCGATAGGCGAAGAAGTGCAGCAATACGGCTACACGACTTCGGTACTTGGTCGTCGGTGCCGGTTCAACCTGTGGGAACCGGGCACCCGTGGCGAATGGGGCGACCCCCTACCGTACGACGCAGCTATACGCGAATACGGGTCGTTTATCCGCCGCGCGTTTGAGTATCGAGGGGTTAACTACAAGTTCCAATCGTCAGAACCTGACATTATGAAAACGGGTATGCTGCGTTGCCTGCAAAGCGGCGTGTTCGACTATACGGGGGTGCCGCGTCTAACGGTGCATGACGAACTAGACTTTAGCGTACGTGACGACACGCCGCAAATGCGCGAAGCTTTCAAGTTTATCCAACATACTATGGAAAACGCCGTTAAACTGCGTATTCCGGTGTTTGTGGATATGGATACCGGCCCTAGTTGGGGTAAGGTTGACTAGGGCCGGTACGCTATTATACGCCGAAGCCTACGGGGTAGTAGAACGGTACGCACCAATTATGCAGCGGGTAGGGCTTGTCTACCAATTCGGCTATATTATCGCCGGTAGGCATGTACGCAGCGTCGTAAACGTAGTTACTGTTAGCTACTGCGGGGTCGCTATCCCGTAGGTTGCCGTTACCGTTGTGCGCGGTTTTATCGGCGTAGTAAACGGCAAGATTGGTAGAGTAACTACCGTTCAAGTCGATACGGACAATAGTTTTACCGACAAGCGATACGGTAATGTCTACAGTAGCGTTACCGTTATCTAGGTCGATAACCCTAAATCCTTTATCACCGTACATAGTAGCACTACGCACGACGTAGCCCGCGTCCCAAACTAGCGGCGGTTCCGGTACGTGGAAGTCGATAAAGATAGCCGCCCCGTTCAGTTCAATACGCGTCGGGCGAACAGGCGACCAATCTTGGCCTAGGTGCTGTACGCGGTGTTCAACTTTGGCAAGCATTTCGCCGTACCAACGTGACCCGTTAGCGGTTAGGTGCCCGCCCTTATCAGGGTACGGGTAGATAGGGGATACTGCCCACACGTCTTTACGCTCTAGCGCAAGTTCAAGCTGCGCCATAGCTACGAATAGGTCGGGGTCGCCGTTGGCGTCGGTATCGACCGTATATGCGGCCCCGGTTAGGTACGTAAAGAAAGCGGGCGTCTTGTCTTGGTCGGGTACGCGCGCAAACACTTCTGCGGCAATGTCGTCAAAGTACGTACTTAGCGCAGCTTTGTACAGTGCGCGCGTGCGGTTAACCGACCCCTGCGCGGCGCTGTAGTCCCATTCGCCTTGGCCGAACATAACCGAAGAAATAACGAAGGTAGACGCGCCCGACGCCAGCGCCGCACGGTCTATAGCGTCGGTAAGTCGGCTAAAGCGGTCGGTGCCGTCTTGCGTATTTACTTTCGATAGCTGTTCAATCGTCTTACCCGATACTGCGGTGTTCCAAGTGCAGAACGCGCGCGGGTCGTTGGCTACAAGCCGCATTTGGTTAAACAGCAACTTTCCCGAATTAAGCCAAGCCAAATTCCACGGTTCCGCAAACGCCCCGTCGGGCGAAGTTTCGTTAGTGTAAACTGCGCCGTTATCCTGCGGTATAGCGACCATATCTACCCAACTATCGCCGGGCGCGAAAGTTGGGTACGTGTTGCCGTCGTTAGCTGTGGGCAGTACGTTACCGCCTAGCATTTTATTACCGTAAAGCGCGGTTTCCGAAAGGGCGAATTGTGTTTGATGCCCGCGCGCAAGACTTTGCCCGGTGACAAATTTACCGTTGTAGTCTGCCGTAGGCTTCTGTACGTGGGCTATAACACGGTCGGCGTAGGCTTGCGACAAACCAATGTTAGCCGCGTCGCGGGCTGCGTAATCGCTTTCGGTAATAGCCGCCGCAGGTGTAGGGAAGTCGTCGGGCACAATGCGCTTAACTTCGTTGCGTGATAGCGTGTACTGAATACCCGTAATAATAACGTGTACTTCCGTGCCCTGCGTATTAGAGCCTACATAGAAGAAGTCGCGGTATTCGGAGGGTATTTTCCCGCGCCATTCTATTAGCCCAACGTATTCGCTAAGCTGCGTTACTAGTGTTTCGCCGGTAGCGTTAGTATGTTCACCGGCGCTGTTCCAAAAGAACAGCGCCGGGTCGCCAAAGTTGTTAGCCGTGTCGGTTTCTAGGTAGAACCTAATGACCGCGTACCCGCCGCCTTCAATCCAATTGTTGCCGTAGTTATCGCCAGCAAAAGGCTGGTTAGCCGCCGTGGTGTCAGCAAGCCCGCGCGTAAATCCAAGCGCGATTAGTTCCGGCGCAGTAACGTCTACGGGCGCAGTAGACCCAAACTTGCGCGGCATTTCGTCTATAAAGTCTTTACCGTACGCGGTCATATTAGCACCGTATCCGGCCAAGGTATCGTCAATCTGCCCGGCGTGCGCTTGATAGTTGTCAAGCCCCCACCACGTAGCCAACACGTAAATGTTGTTCAAATTTTCTGTACTTAGATCAATCGACCCGTTGGAATATATACGCAACGAAATTTCGTTTGTTTCTGCGTCGAACACAAGCGCGCATACGTTACTGTCAATAAGCCCGGTAAGCTTAATGTACCCCCTAAGTTCGGTGCTTCTTTCCGCCGAGATTGCTTCACCGTTACGATTTACGACAGTAGAACCTTCCTGTATATAAAGCGACGGATAAACGTAAACCGCGTTTGCGCCGCCGCCGTAGTAATTCGCGCGGTCGTATATAATAGGGTGACGCGTGTTAGCTGCGCGTTCCCAAAGCCGTTGGCGCATCCTAAGTACGTCGTAGTCTTGCGCGTCGTACACTTGTAGCCCGTTGTAAGCTGTGTGCCCGGTGTCCCACACTGTTACGATAGGAACGAACCGCCGCGCCGAACCTGCGGGCTGCGTCGGGTTAACAGCAAGTACGTATTCCTGCGTGTCAATATCAAAGTAAACGGTGTGTGTACCTCCGGGAACCGCGCCAGTAAGCGCAAACTTGGCGTGCGACGTAAGTTCGGCAGACGCAGTACCAAACGTACCGTTACGCGTTACGCCTTGTTCCGGCGAATTAACGTATAGTTGGCGGGGCACGTAAACCGCAGTACCGCCGCCTAGGCGGTCGTTGCGGTCAATGACAATATACCCCTGCATGGCGATTGCGCGTACGGGGGTGGGTAGCCGCATGTCTTCCACAACGCTAGACCAAAAGCATTGGTAAGCCCCGTCAAGCGATACACCAAGCGGTACAATGTCTTCGGTCAATGTGGGCACCGTAGCGCCCGACACGGATTTAACCGGGGTTTCAGTACCGATTAGCGAAACGTCGATATAGTGGAAATACGCTGTGCCGCTATTAACCGGCGAAAACGGCAGGTCAAACGTAGCCAAGCTGTATTCGGACGGCGTAGCTTGCGAATAACTTTCGCCGTTACGCGAAATAGCCATGCGACCGTACTTAACTTCGTTGTTATCCGCGTCAATAACCGGGTATTCATTCGGCCCCCAAAACGTAACGAAGTATTTGTTTAGGCGCTTATTGATTTCAGCCGCCGCGCTAGCCCCAACGTCTTGTCCCGCAAGGTCAGAAATAACTTTTGCCAGCGTTTTAACCGGCTGGCCTAAGCGCGAAGTTACTACGCCGGTTCCGCCGAACGTTTCGGAACCGTTAGCTACGTCTTCGATTGTCTGCGCGTCTACGGCGGCGTCTTCTAGTTCCTGTTTGGTGATTACGGCCATGTATACAACTCCTAACTAGGCTTAGCGAAACGTACCCTAAGCCGCCCCTGTGGGCAAGTTTTATTGCGTCTTCCGGTACAACGACCTGATTTCGTCGGCGCTTAGCGCCCGCGCGTAGTAGCGTACGTCGTCACCGCGTCCGATAAGCCCGTTACCGCTATTGTACCCAAATGGTGATAGCGTGCCAAGTGCGCGGCCCGATAGTGCGCCCGACACAACTAATTCGCCGTTCACGTATATAGACGCTAACCCGTCTTCGTATGTGGTAGCAACGTGCGCCCATTGTCCGGTAGGCATTGGCGCTGATATTTCGCCCGCACCCGCTACGTGCCGCGTACGAATAGTGTTGTTAGACGCTATATAAAAAGCTTCTGCGCCGTTACTGCGCGAACTAAGAACGTTGCCCGTAGCAGTACCCGTGTCTTTGTATATCCAAGCGGCTTTTGTGTAGTTTGCGCGAGCTAGTAAATTTGGTACGCTAACGTAATCCGCTACAGCCTGCCCCCTATGGGCAAACCCCCGTGTTCCGTCTATTACTACGCTAGAACCCGCTACGGGCGTTACCGATTTAGGCAACGGGCTTTTATCGTCGTACAATTGTTCGTCAAACGGTAGCCAAAATACTAGTCCGTCTTTGTCGTAATACGCGGCGTTATAGTTTACCGCTCGCACAACAGAAGTGAACGCGTCTTGTGGTTCTTTTTCCGTTACTAGAAACGCTTGCTCCCGGCGGGAATTATTGCCCACAAGCTGATACAGCGCGCGGGCGTAAAGGTCGTCGTCTAGGGCTAGTGGGGCTTTTGGTGCGTAGGCAAGTGTAACTAGCCGCGAAGACGCGCCAGCGGTAGCCGGTATAGCCTCTACTGTTCCGTCTACGTGCTGTAGGAATATAGTATAGTCTTCCCCGCCGTTAAGCGTGACTTCCTGCGACAATTCAAGCGATAGCCCTGTTTGCGATATTACTTCGCCGTCTTGCGTACCGGGGCGCGTGTTGTCAGCAACTAGAATGCGGTCGCTAACTAGCAGTAGGTCGGCTTCCTGCGTTGCCTCAAATTCAGTAGCTACGTTTTGGTATCGCGTCTTATTCCATATGCGCCACGCGTGAAAGTAAGCAAGCGCGTAAGACCTAACGCCTATACTATCTACTTTCTTAGGGTTAACCGCTGTTTTGTCTTCGGGCAGGTAAAGCGTAACTAGCGCGTCGTCTTCCGGGTCAACGTAGTTGTATTCTACGCCGTCGTTGTCGTCTTGGTTTCCAAAGCGTATGGTTCGTTCTTCTGTGCCCGGCAGTTTATTGCGATGGTTAAACAACAGTACGCTATCGTCTGTAGCGCGGTCAAACTTAAGCTTAATAACGTTGCCGCGCCGATACGCGCTACAGAACACCGCAGAAGCGATAGTAGCTACAGTCTCTTCGTACGACAAATTGTCGTTGTCAAAAGTATAGTTAAATTCAGCCGCAAGCGACGTACCGAAATATTCTACTATTTCCGCTACCGTGCCGTATATGTTGTCTACGTCAAGTTCTGCGACGTTCCTATTACCTATGCGATTGTCTAAGCTAACCGCGCACAGAATATCCGCTACGTTGTTGCTTGCGTAAGTTTCCGCTGTGAACGTAGAACCGGAAACCCTTTGCGGTATTTTACGCGTAACTAGCATGTTAAGCTTTCGGTCTTTAAGCGACAGCGCGCCCGAAGTAGCTAGCGTTACGGCGTGTACCGTAGTCACGTCACCAAAATGCGTTTGATTTACGGGCGACATTTGGTAAACGTCACGCCATTTGATTTCGTCTACTACGGTTCCTCCGTAATCAAGGTCGGCGGGGGTTACGCGCCGAACCCGCACAGAACAGCGGCCCGTAAACGTCGGGTTAGCTTTTAGCGTAACCGCCCGCGTAGTGCGCGAAGGCGAAGAACCGATAACAGTAGCTTGGAACGTTTCAGCCGCGCCCGTGGGCACGTCTAGCGCGTCAACTGGCGTAGCTTCTAGTTCTACCGTAACGTTAAACTGCCGTTGGTTTTCGCCGTTGTCTTTGTACAGGCCGTTTAGGGCGACGAAGTTAGCGTAGATCGCGGTAAGGT